AAAGAATCACCGCAAAGGTGATTTACGAAGTGCCAAATTGTCCAAAAAAAGAACTCTCTGATTAACAGAGAGTTTCTATAGTAATATTATACCATAGAAACAATCTGTTAATTACTTCATAAATCGTAATTTCCAGATTGTTAAAGTGAAAGGCTCATGGCGGCAATCCTTGCTGTCCTTACCTTGATGTTTTCATTGTAGCAAACCTAAAGCGTTTTGTCAATATGTCGGCTAAACATTCACAATCTCGCCTCTTATGCAAGCCGTCCCAGCATGTGCATTTGCCGCCAACTTATAGTTCTTAATTTCGTCCCAAATCTCACACATATCACCGTCCAAATTATGTAAATACCGCTGCGTTACTTGTAAGCTCGAATGCCGCAATAATCTCCGCACTACATCGACGTCAGCACCACGCTTACGTACGTCAGTGGCGAAACTATGGCGTAGTTCGTGTAGCTGAAACCCCTCCAACCCCGCTTCACGAAATTGCCGCTGTATTTTCTTGCGAATGCCGTCAACAGTTAGTGGTTCGAAATATTGACGACGCGTGGTTTTAATCCATACATAATCTATCACGCCAGCCGCCCTAATCCACGCATCTAACCGCTCACGTGTTGTGTCGGATATATACACCCAGCCGTCTTTACGCCCTTTGCCTACTGTGTAAATTGTGCGTCCATCCAAGTCGTTCAGGCGTAAGTTAGCAAACTCCTGTGCACGCATCCCCGTATCAAACAGTACACGAATCATCACCTCAGTAAGCAAATCATCGCAACCACTCAGCACCATTGCAATCTGCTCCGATGTATACCATTTTCGGCGGCATGGTGCAGGCTTTGGCTTTACTACCATCCGGGTTTTGATTTTCATCGGATAATTCATGTCTCGCAGCCAAGCTATCCACGACATCACCGTAGCAACATTCGTGCGTATCGTTGTAGAATTACACCTCGAACCGAGCTGTCCCAATGCCTTTTTCTCAATCCATCGATCAAGCTTTTTATTAGTTAATTGCGACATATCCTCAATGTTTGTCTGGGCAATAAATCTACTTAAGACACTACGTTTTGTTGCCATAGTTGAAGGGGTTAGTTGCTTCACATTCATACACCACTTCAAGTAAACTCGCAACTGATTCTCTGCTGGCGTTCGCTTTATCTTCATCGTAAAACTCCTAAATCTCCCACCTCGTGTCTATATAGATCGTTATAATCATTGGAATATTTATTCCAAGTCTATATAGACCGTTTCTGGTTAATTATTATGAAAAATCACCCATTATACCCTCCAAATTTCAAGCCAAGCTAGCTTTTTAGACAAATAATTTTGCCTAATTTGTGTCGGCTGGTGTTATTTGCTTTACAAATATCACTATCGGTTATCTAATATCTAGCAGTAGACACGCAAAAATCACGCCACTAGATTTCTCCGGGCGCTACCCTCCATTTTTCAAGCCAAGCTAGCTTTTTAGACAAATACCCATATCGCCATACATCTGCGATATCTTCGCTCTACCGCTATAATTCATATCTCGTCTGGCTCTTTCCTCCATTTTCCGTTGTTTCTTCTCTTGCCGCTGCCGCGCCAGTTCGTTGATCGCTCTGGCAATTCGACCGCGCATCCACAATAGCGACTTCTCCAGATTTTTTAGCGACCAAATTGACGCGAGGTACCTCTCAGGGTCGCGTTTAGTTTTTGCCACTTCAACTGATTCGTCGAACTCTTGTTTATATTTCTTTTGCCGATTACGAAACATTGGCAAATATGCGTCGTCTTTGATTAGTTCTGACGCTTTGCCAAGGTGTTTACGCATCGTAGTAATTCGTTTATTGTCTACAACGAACATATTACCCTCACTTATTTTTGATATAAGTTTGAGGTCAAAAAGAGAAAACCCCAGCAAAAAACATTACTGTTTTACTGAGGTCTCCCTTGCTCGATTGTTGTTCTCTATTAATATAGCAAATTATGATAGCGAAATCAAGGCAGATAATTGCCACAACGGATACACTCATGATCATATCCGCCGCCCTGATACTGTCCGCAATATTGACAATTATGGCAGTGCTTGCAAATAATCGTCGGCGTTTCACTTGTGATGCCACACCATACACATTGATATGTCGCACACACCTTTGAGCTGTGCTCGATCTGCCTGTCGGTCATGATCACTTCGCCCATCTCCGCCATGGCATTCTTTTTTAGCCGCTTCTGGCTTGGACGTGGCGGCTCTATCGTATTCCTTGCGTAGTATAAACTATGTCCACTTTCCATAATCTCACCTTTCCGTATAGCATTCCGTTACTACCTGAATTACCGCAGCCAAACTCCAATCTAAGTGTTTTTGTGCCGTTCACTTCTGTTGGCTTGCCATCTGCTAGTCCAAATAGTTCCATCTCATTTGAGAAATCATATTTTACACTAGCAGTATCACCCTCCAATCCAACATTAAATATCTTGCGTCCGCCACTACCGCCTATCCAGCCAATTTTACGCAGCTCTGGCGGCGTAGTGTTCTCTATCATTTGTCCCAGCTGTTCAATTTTGTCAAAACCAATTGCCAGATAAACAAACAGGTTTTTTATCTCTATCAAATCCTTTGGTAAAAACACCACCAGCGTATGTGCTTCCAGCCATCTGTACTGCGCATCCGCCAGCGACACGGTCTTACACTGGTAAGGATATTCCTGATTTCTGCTACCAATCATAGACGCGCCTCGTAATCATACACTTTAGTTCGCATAGCTTCATATTCAGGACTATTGTTTAGTAGTTTATCTCCTAATGGCGCCTTACCAGTGCTAATCATATCGATAATTACATAGATTTTGCCGTTGTATCCAACATCTGTTGGTTGCGGTAGCATAGTCTCGTCAGCTACCAGCATCTTGCCAATGCCGGATCCAGCTACTACATCTGTATTACTTTTAACCGCCGAATAATCCACCACGTCGCCAACGGGCGCTTTCGTTGATAATAATATTCGGTAGGCTTGAGCAGTATTTGTGGTGATTCCGGCATTTGGATCGATGTAGTGGTCAAATAGTTCAAAGTTATCATTGACGATCTCCAGTTTGGTGTTTAATACTGCCAACTTGTGAGCTTCTACCGCCCACCATAAATATCTAAAAGGTGCGCCGCCTTTATTGCCGGCGCTACCGCCCATACCAGGCGTGCCAGTTATATAAATATAATCCTTGCCTTTTATTTGTCCAGTTCGATAACCTTTTTCTTGTCTATCACCAATCATACCAATATCTCCGTTCCCAGTAGCAAATTTAACCGCTCCAACCTAAAGCCCTGCGGCGGTGTGTCAAACGCTAATACTAGCGCCATTAGCTCGCTCTCGCGTGTCCTCTCAGGGATGACTGGCTTCATATTAAGTCCAGCAATTCGAATCCTGCCGTTCTCTGCTTTTATTGAATCGCTCTTACCATACAGTCTACGCCACATCTCGTCAATCTGATCACTTAATAATGCTACTGGCGTTAAACCATCAACTGGCGCAAAAACCGCACGCACACCATTGTTACCAGCCACTACGCACCACAAATCCAAATAAGCCTCAACTATCTGCGCATAGTGAGGCATAAGCATGCGGATATACAGCACTGCCGACGATTGATTGCCTAGTGATATATACTTGGCAACATCACCAGTACGAAACCCTTCCGCCTTATCTTCTGCTCCGACAGACAGGTCGCGCTCAGTTGCATCGTAATAGCAGTGTCCGACGATTGAACCGCGAACTGGCACGACCTGTCTCAGCATCTTATTCCTCCGTCTTAAACAACTGTATAGCGGTAACCAGCAACACGTTAATAATCGGGCCATAAATGCCGAACGCATCAGGGTTACCCTGCACGAACGCCGCTAGCGCGCCCAGCGCGTTTGAAACTCCCACATACAGCGCAACTTTTAATATTTTGAGTAATTGTTCTTTAGTCAATTTCATATCATTGTCCTCCTTATTATTATTTATTAAAATTTTTGAATAAATTGGTTAAAAATTCGATGATCTTATTGACGAGCACCTCCAGCGCCGAAACTCGCTTTTCTAGGCTATCGATTGGCTTATCGCTTAGATACAGCTTATCGATTGCTAGCGTACCGCCCTCTAACACCATCAAGTCATCATCAACCAGTCTCGTAACATGAGTGACGCGAACCTTTGTTCCCATTGGCAATTTCTTTGCCAATTTACCAGTAGTTAGGTCGGTAACTTCGCACTCTGAACGCGTCCAGAAGTCTTGGTCGGCAATATCCTTCAGATTCTTTTGCCATGCCGGCTTATCCTTATTTGGATCAGCTGGCGCAACTAGCTCTGTCGCTGCAATACCGAACGGTTTGTTGTTCTTAACTGCGTACTGTGATAGGTAGTATTTCTTACCCTGTACCACTGTCTCCTTGGCGATATCGATAACCGTCCCTCTAGGAATCACGTTGCCAAACGCTTCCATAGTTATCATATTGACGGCACGTAGCCCTGCGACTGGTGCGACGACCAGTTTTATATCTTCAATATCGTTCAGGTTACGCACCCACTCGCTTCGTTTCAATTCTTCTGCTTGGCGAGCCAGCTCTGCACGTCGTTGGTGCGCCTCCTGAGAATTATTTACATCAGCACGGATTTGGTCGATTGACCATCCCTTAGCAGCTTGCCCCAAGTAGTGCTGTAAACCCTCTGGGTCAACTTCACGCCCTAAAATTGAGCGGAACACTTCGCGAATCTGCGTCTCGTTGACTGTCGGACGCGAACCACCGCCAGCGTGATAGCGGTCAGCGATTGCACGGATACGCCCTTTATCGATTGGCGAGCAACTGGTATTGAACCATTCTTTATGCACATAAATATTTAGGCGGCGGCCGTAGGCTTTCTCCATGTCGTAGTGGAACTCGCCCATCGTCTCATAATCACCATCGCTAAGGCGTATATTACATTCATAACCTACTGTCGTAGCATTACCTCTAGCATTACCAGCGTGCCAAGCAGCGTTTACAGCATCTATAATCCATGCCACTCTGCCCGCCTCGCCGACAGTATGTGCCGAGGTGTTGCCATTAGCGCGGCATAGATAATTCACTATCGACATAAAGTCTGAATTACTGCCCCACCAGTGATACGTTACGCCCTCTACAGATCGTGCCATGCCATACACCGCTGATACTTGGCTTTCAGGCGTATAGTTCGGCGAGTTAAATTGTGTTAGTTCTTGGTATGACATTTTCTACTCCTCCTTTAACACTTTCTTAATGAACCGATAAACAAACTTGAAAGTTGCCGCGAAAAGCAAACCAACCACTGCACCACTAAACGCGCCTGCAAATATCGCCATAAAAAATAACTGCTCCAACATACTCATTTTGCTATCCTATCGATAATTACCATTTTTAGTATTGCCCCAGCCACAGCGGCGATGATAAACCAAACTATCCTTGCCTGGTTATCTTCCAGCTTATCCAACCTATCTTCATGATTTCCTACGTCTTTTTCCAGCTTCACTAGCCGCTCTACTACCACCGTCAGATCCAGTCTGTCAATCTTTGCGCTGATTGACTCTATCTGATTCCTGATGTTTTGTATATCGGCGTCCATCTTTCCTAATTTTTGCCATAGCTCCGCTTCGTTAGTATTATTTGCTGCTGCCATACTTTGTCGGTCTCCTCTCTCTCACCCCAGGCCGCAACCAAATAAAAATATGCGTCCTGAAACGCATATACTTACTTACATTATACCACGGTTTTACCGTAAACATAATGCATTTTTCATGGTTCTATACAACCAGATAAATTAGCAGACAGCCTTAAAACCTATAAGTCTACTGAGATGGACACTGGCAAAAAATGGATTGATGGTCGCCCAATTTATCGTAAGGTTGTGCGTGGTGCGGTCAATATGATTGGTGGGAATAACACCTCAATCCTGCCTCATGGTATTACCGGCTTGACTAACGCCTGGGAGCTGACTTCGTGGTCTGGCAATATGAGATTGTCCGGCGTATTGTCAAACAATCCTATAAGACAGGCGCTGCCATATATTGAAGGGACGCACCAAGCTGGTATTACCTCCATTGATAAAACGAATATTATTATTTCTGGCAGTTATGCTTGGGGCAGTTCGGAAGTGAGTGTTACTATGGAGTATGTTAAATAATTAAGCTGCACCAATCGCAACCCAACTAAAGTAATACATGCCTCTAAGCATAGCGCCGTCAAAACGCCTACATCTTGCTGTAAACCCTGAATTAGTAACACCAACAGCTCCAAATGTTGCGCCAGCCCAAGACGGATTTGGTGTATCTGACCACGGGTCACTAGCGTTTCCATAACCGTTATACGTACAAATGATAGTTGGTATCATTCCGTTCTCAAATTCCTTTGGAAACGTGACTAATGTCGTAGCTTCTACGGTATCAGTTGGTACTCTTACTCTTGCTCGACCATACTGGATGATAGCAGGTGTAACTGGCAGAGTGGCATTGTCTTGTTTCGATTGAATAAAATCTTTCCAGCCAATATGTTGTGGTTGTATAGAACCATGA